GGAAAGGAACAGCAGTATTTGGTCCAGATGGTCAAGATAAAGTAATTATAGGATTACTAACTAGTTCTTATACAGGAGCAACTATTGGTGGTCACCCTTCAGCTTTAGATGCTTGGGATGATTTAAACATAGTAGGCGGTAACCTTATCTTTAGATCTAATGAGGTTGAATACATGAGGATGAATACCTCAGGTAATTTAGGTATTGGTACTGCTACTCCTATTGAAAAATTAGATATTGCTGGTAGATTAAGACTTGCTCAATCTGGATATGGTTGGATTTATGGAAATGATGTAAACCACAGTATCATCCTTCGAGGTAACAGAGATGGAACAGCTCAAGACTATACAAACTACTATCAGTATGGAGGTAGTTTAGCATCAGGAAAAGGTCACTTATTCTGGACAGGTGGTGTTTTAGCTTCTCAAACTCTAAAAATGCAAATCGCAGATGATGGAGTTTACATGGTAGGTAATTTAGGTATTGGTACTGCTACCCCCCTTCAAAAACTACACGTTAACGGAGTTGGAAGATTTGACAACAATATTCAAGTATTTGGAGACTGGAACACAACCTACCCAGTAGTACAATTACTTGATCTAAAATCAGGTGGTCAAACCTGGAATATAGAAAATGGAAGAAATTCAAATAATCTAGAATTTTATTCTTCTGGGGGTGCTGGTACTGTATTCTCGGTCACTCATGCAAGTGGTAACGTAGGTATTGGAATAACAAACCCAGGTGCTAAACTTACAGTAGCAGGAAACGTTAGAATTAACGGTAACATAGATTACTCAGCCCAGGTAGGTATTACTCAACCTGCTTCAGGTAATGCTTTAAATATTACAAACCAATCTGATGCTGACTTAACTTTCTTTATTACCCCATCAGGTGCTGCTAACAAGTATGCTTTAATTCAACCTTCAGTTAGTGGTCAATCCCTAATATTAAATAATCAGGGAGGTAATGTAGGTATTGGTACCAATAGTCCATCAGCACCTCTTCAAATAAATGGGGCTGGAGGAGATTCAGCACCTTCTTTAAGAATAATTTCAACAGCCTCTAATACATTTAACTGGGCAACTGATGTTAGGTATGCTAATCTAACAGCAGGAGAAACTGCTATCTATTTAATAGGTAAAGCTAATAGTCAATACAACCAAGCATACTTAGGATACAGACACGTATCTGATGGATCTTCTAGCAACATGATCACATTAGGTATGTATGCTGCTGATTACTTAGTAAACATTATAGGTACAGGTAATATGGGTATTGGTAATACTACCCCATTCTCTAGACTCACAGTCTCAGTACCAGCTACAAATACTATTTCTTTTGATGATCAAGCAAGCACAGCAGGTATCACAGTAGCAGGTTCAGATTCTTTAGTAAGATTACAATTAGGAGTAGGAAATAATTTAATAGGTCCTTATGGAGGCTGGATTCAAGCATCATACGATAATGGAGGTGTTGATTATGGAAGTGAACCTCTTTTACTTAATCCTGTAGGAGGTTATGTTGGGATAGGTACTACTAGTCCTACCAATCAACTTCAAGTAGAAGGAGGTAATATTTATCTAAACAAGGATAATGCAACTGCTAATTATTATTTACATTTAAATAAAAAATCAAGTCAAGACGGTGGTATTGTTTTTTATAACAATAATGCTGCCGATTTTCAATTAGTAAACCTTTCCTCAGGAGATTTACAATTTTATGCTTATGGATTAGGAGGTCCTGCTCTTAATATATTACGAGCTACAGGTAACGTAGGTATTGGAATAACCAACCCGTCTAACAAACTCCACGTAGCAGGAGGAGGTAGATTTGAAGCAAACTTAAATATTGGATACGGCTCTAATTCAGAATACGCTATAGAATTAGGAACAGGAAGAACAGGAAATGGATTCGCCTACATTGATCTAGTTGGCGATACCACATACACTGACTACGGTCTTAGAATACTTAGAAATAACGGCGGAGCTAATACAACAAGCGGGATAACACATAGAGGTACAGGAGCGTTTTACTTTGAAACATCAGAAGCTGCTTCTATGGAATTCTATACAACCTCTGCTGAAAGAATGCGTATCACTGCCGGAGGTAATATAGGTATTGGTACTAATAACCCTCTTCACAAACTTGACGTCCGTGGTGCTATAGTTTCAGATTCACAAAGCAACCAATCTGAAGGTGCCTTTTATCTTGGTAATTCTGCACATGGACTATCAAGAGCAAATCTTGCAAACGATGTTATATTATACACAACTGCTGGAGATGTTAAAATAAGTGCTAATACTGCTAGCAATACTCAATTAATAGTAAAAAATGCTGGTAATGTAGGTATTGGAATGACTAATCCTCAGGCAGTTTTAGACATCAATTATAGGGATAGTAATGCGAACATTGTTAGAGTATCAAACGGATCAGGAGCTTACAGATGGAGAATAGACCAATTCTTTGATATGTACATGACCAACGCATCATTTGCTGATACAGCTGGTATAAAAAACAACGGAGAAGCTTTCTTTACAGGTAATGTAGGTATTGGTACCAACAGTGCAGTTACTAAACTTCAAGTAGTAGGAGAAACAAGATCAACTTCATTTACAAACGTAGGTGCACTTGGAACGGGAGCAGGAAATGCTAAAAACCATTTTACTCAATTTAACGCAGGTAATGCTGCTCCTGCAAGTGGATGGATAGCAGCAGCTTTTGGAGATACTTTAGCAGATAGAGTAGTTATAGGACAATGGACTAATGGTTCTCAAGAAGCTCTTATGGGAGGTCATACCGCAAATTTAGATGCGTGGGCCGATATGACTTATGGAGCCGTAAACCATAAGTTCTTTGTTAATTCTGATATTAACGCTACAAACGTAATATTTGCCTCTACAGGTAATGTAGGTATAGGTCCGGCATCCCCAGTTGCTCATTTAGACATTAAAGGTGCAGCAGATACTTCTAATCTTATAGCATTACAGTTAAGAGCAGGTAACACTAGTGATAATTTTAATAGTAATCAAATTACTCTAGCATATAATAACTCTGCAGAATATAGACATGCTATTAAATCTCGACATAACTCAGGAGCTTCTGCTGGAAACTCTATAGATTTTTATACTTGGTTGTATGGAGGTGCTAGTACTGCTATTGGGGGTCAGCATGTAATGTCACTAGATGGTGCTAGAGTAGGTATTGGTATTACTAATCCTACCCAAAAACTACATGTTGTAGGTGCTACTGGATTACCTGCTTCTTCAGGTACTTCTCAAAATGGAACTTTAAGACTACAAGTAGCAGGATATGGTACTGTATTAGATTTTGGAGCAGAAGGTCCAAGTACTGGAAAACAATGGTTACAAGTAACAGATGTTAGTAATTTAGCTATTACTTATCCCTTATTACTTAATCCAAATGGTGGTAATATAGGTATTGGTACTGTTTCTCCTGCTACTAGATTAGACATAAGTGACGGTTCTAGCTATTTCCGTATATGGGGCAACTCAGCAGGTGATTTCCAAGCCCCAGCCTTAGCTCCTCACATAGCCACTGGAGACTTCACTATCTACTCGGGTGCTGTAGGTAGTGGTACTTTTAGATTAGTTGTTAAAAACGGAGGTAACGTAGGTATTGGTGTTACCAACCCAGCCTATGCTCTGGACGTTTCAGGCACAATCCGCGCTACAGGAGACGTTATCGCTTTCTCCGACCAACGCGTAAAAGAAAACATTTCAACTCTAGAAAACTCACTAGAGAAAGTAACTCAATTAAGAGGTGTTTCCTATAACAAAATAGGAGAAGAAGAAAAGAAAATAGGTGTTATTGCTCAAGAAATCCTAGAAATCCTACCTGAAGTAGTTCAACAAGATTCTGAAGGTATGTACTCGGTAGCGTACGGAAACATTACAGCAGTATTGATTGAGGCAATTAAAGAACAACAAAACCAAATCAACCAATTAAAAGACGAGGTTAATAGGTTAAAGTCTAAATAACTTTAGATATTTATAACAAAAAGCATGGCAATAATCCCAATATATCCAGGTTCAAGTAGCTTTTTTCCAGGCCAAACACCTTTTGGCTTCTACGATAATGACTACCAGTTTCAGCAAGATGCGGACAAGGTAGCGAAATTCTGTGCTCAACGTTTAGGTTGGCCTATCGAAAACGTAGAATTGCAAGATGTAAACTTTTACACTGCATTTGAAGAAGCCGTAACCGTTTATGGAAATGAACTATATGCTTACCGTTTAAGAGATAATTACTTAAACTTAGAAGGTTCTTTAACATCTTCTAATCTAAACCAAGCCATTATCACTCCTTCAATGGCAAACATTATCCGTATCTCTGAACAGTATGGTACTGAAGCAGGAGTAGGTGGGAATGTAAACTACTACTCAGGCTCTGTTATTTTAACAGGCTCTCAACAAGACTATGATTTGGATGTTTGGGCTCAAGAGCGAGGTATTTCAGGTAGTAACCTAGAAATTAAGCGAGTATTTTATCAAGGTGTTCCCGCTTCAGCAGACTACTATTATGGTGGTGGTATTGGTTTAGGAGCAGGTTATGGTACTTTCTTTGGAGGTTTAGGTGGTGTAGCTGGTTACGGTTATGGAACAAACTGGTTTGTTACCCCACTTTCATATAACGTTGCCGCTCTACAAGAAGTGGAAATGGCAAACGATATTTTATTATCTGCTTTTAGCTTTGAGTTAATTAACAACAAGTTAAGAATTTTCCCTGTACCAACTGATGCCGATAGTGGTATTCATTTCTGGTTCCAATACTTACTTAAGGATGAGCGTTTAGCAGATTCTATAGCTCAAGTACCAAACCAAGTTTCAAACGTTTCAAACGCTAACTACAACAACCCAGTTTATACTCAAATCAATTCAATTGGTAGAAGCTGGATCTTTGAATACACTTTAGCGTTATGTAAAGAAATGTTAGGATACGTTAGAGGTAAATACACTCAGGTACCTATTCCAGGAGCAGAAGTAACACTAAACCAAGCTGATCTTTTAGCTTCAGCTTCAACTGATAAAGCAGCTTTAATTGAAAAACTAAGAGGATACTTTGATGAAACTTCTCGTCAAGCCCTCCTTGAAAGAAGAAAGAACGAATCAGATTTTGCTCAAAGCGAGCTTAATAAAACACCTATGACAATCTTTATAGGATGATAAAATTTCAAGACATATTAACTGAAATTTTAAACGCCTACGAGGTAGAGGGTATAATTAAATCTAATAAAGAACAAAACATTAGCGATATATTAGATCAGATTCGTGCTTTAAAAAAGATTACTACGTTAAAAAACGTAACCCCACCTAACTATCCCCAAAAAGAAGATGTAGAATATACCCGTATTAACATCAAATTTTTAAGCAAAACAGGTAAACCCGAAGAAGATTTAGAGGAATTCAAACAACAAATTACCAGATCAGGTGATGAGGACGAATTAAAAATCCCAGGGGTTATAGCAGCTACGTTTGATACAAATACTTTAAAACGTTTATAATGGCTCTCTACGGACAAAGTCGCGACGTAAGCATGTTTAGATACGTTAACCGTGAGTTGATGCACAACATTATTTCGCAACAATGTGCTTTCTATCAGCTACAGTTAAACGAAACAGTATTTAACATGTACGGAGAAGCATCAGAAGAAAAATACTATAATGGTCCTTTTCTTTTATATACTCTAATTGAGATTCCAGAACAAGGATTCCCAACAAATGAAATGGGTGTAGATTTTAATTGGAATCCTACATTTAGATTTTTAAGAGATGATTTAACTACTGGTTCTTTAGGATATTCTAATTTAACAGAGGATATTGTACCACAAGTAGGTGATATAATTTTATGGCAAGAATCATATTATGAGGTTACTAACGTAAACGAACGTCAATACTTTGTAGGTAAAAATCCACAATATCCTAACTCACCAAACCCATTAGAGACTGATCTAGATCAATTCGGATACGATGTCTCTATTATCTGTCAAACAGTTTACGTTCCTGCCGATAAGCTTGGACTTAGCAAAGAAAGAACCTAATGGAACAATATAGAAAACCCACACCAAAAACTCAGAGACAAATCTCTGAAGAACAACATAAGGCAACCTATGAACAACAGGGTAATCCTAATAGAGCTGTTCCACCTCTAAACGATAGGGCAACTAAAATTTCTTGGAAAGGAGATAACGTAAAACCTTTTGCAATTGGAATTAAAGACATTGACGAGGCAGTTATCTATTATCTACAAAACGTAGTTAAACCATTTGTAATTCAAAACGGACAACGTATTGAAGTACCTATTATTTATGGTTCTCCTGAAAGATGGAAATCAGTTCAGCGAGATGGGTACTATAAAGATAAGAATGGTGCTATTATGATGCCTTTAATGGTATTTAAAAGAGATACTATCGAAAAAAATAGAAGCATCGGAAATAAATTAGATGCAAACTACCCTAATAACTTTGAAGTATTCGAGAAAAAATACACAGCTCGAAATGCTTACGATAGTTTTAGTGTGTTAAACGGTATTAAACCACAAAAAGAATATTATGCTGTGGTTATGCCTGACTATGTTACAATAACTTATAGTTGTATTATCTCTACTTACTATATAGAGCAACTTAACAAAATAGTAGAAGCAGTGAATTACGCATCAGACTCGTATTGGGGTGACCCAGAACGTTACAAATTCCGTGTTAAAATCGATACTATAAATACACCAACGGAGTTAGTGCAAGATAGTGTTCGTTCGGTTAAAGCCAATTTTAATATGGTATTAAACGGTCAAGTAATTCCTGATCTAATCCAAAAAGACACAACAGCTATCAATAAGTTCTTTAATAAAACAAAGACTATATTTACAACCGAGGCAGTATCTCAGTTACCTAAATAAGACATCCATCTTATTTTTTAATATTTATTATAAACTGTAAGATGTAAGTCTAGTTGCATGGCTGAGAATAAAAGATATACTAATCAGAAGAAAAATAATTCGGGACAAGATAACGTCATTAAGGATGACTTATATTTGTTTTCGATACCTTCTGGTTCCAGTGAAGACTATACTCTTGTTCTCAATCCTTAATCAAAACAAGTAAGATACGTTTTACAAGCCTCTGGAGGAGGAGGTACTTCAGGTACTTCAGGTTCTTCAGGGGGCGCTAATACATCTGGTACCTCAGGTGCTGCTGGCTCTTCTGGTAGTTCAGGTAGTTCAGGAATTTCAGGTTCAAGTGGAATTTCGGGTTCTTCAGGCTCTTCAGGTACAAGCGCCTCAACTGGTGAATCTGGTAGCTCAGGTAGTTCAGGTTCTAGAGGTATATCAACTTCTTCAGGTTCTTCAGGTATTTCAGGTTCAGGTGGTTTAAGTAATTCATCTGGCTCTTCTGGTAGTTCAGGTACCTCAGGTGTAGCTGGAGTTTCAGGGGTATCCACCTCTTCAGGTTCAACTGGTTCTTCTGGTTCTTCAGGTTTATCTGGTAGCTCAGGCTCTACAGGCACTTCAGGTTCAAGTGGTAGTAGTGCCTCATCTGGTACTTCAGGTGTAGCAGGTGTTTCTGGTTTATCTAAATCTTCAGGTAGTTCAGGTAGCTCTGGTAGTTCAGGTTCAAGTGCGGCTTCAGGTTCATCCGCCTCTTCTGGTACAAGTGGCTCAAGCGGTTCATCTGCTTCCTCTGGTACAAGTGGTGTAGCTGGTCTTTCAGGTCTTTCTAAATCATCTGGATCAACGGGTTCAAGTGGCTCAAATGGTATTTCTGGTTCATCAGCATTATCAGGCTCATCAGCCTCTTCAGGTACATCAGGTTCAAGTGGTTCATCTGCTTCTTCTGGTACAAGTGGTGTAGCAGGTGTTTCTGGTTTATCTAAATCATCAGGTTCAACTGGTTCAAGCGGCTCAAACGGTGTTAATGGCTCTTCAGCAGTATCAGGAACATCAGGCTCTTCAGCAACTAGTGGATCAAGCGGTTCATCTGCTTCTTCAGGTACTTCAGGTGTAGCAGGTTTATCTGGTACTTCAAGATCATCAGGTTCAACAGGTTCAAGCGGATCAAGCGGTATAGCTGGTTCTTCATCTGTTGCTGGTACTTCTGGCTCTAGTGGCTCTTCTGGTACTTCAGGTTCAAGTGGTTCATCTGCCTCTTCAGGTACAAGTGGTGTAGCAGGTCTTTCAGGTTTATCTAGAACCTCAGGTTCATCTGGTTCTTCAGGTAGTTCAGGTTTATCTGGTACCTCTGGTAGTTCAGGAGCTTCTAATACTTCAGGCTCTTCTGGTTCAAGTGGCTCAACAGGAGCAGCAGGTGAATCTAAAACATCAGGTTCAAGCGGTAGTTCAGGTTCTTCTGGTTTATCTGGTACCTCTGGTAGTTCAGCTTTATCTAACACTTCAGGTTCAAGTGGTTCATCTGGTACTAGTGGTTCAAGTGGTTCATCTGCTTCTTCAGGTACTTCAGGTGTAGCAGGTTTATCTGGTTCATCTAGAACATCAGGCTCTTCTGGTAGTTCAGGTTCATCTGGTTCTTCAGGTCAATCAGGAACTTCAGGTAGTTCGGGAGCATCAAATACTTCTGGTTCTAGTGGTTCAAGTGGTTCAACAGGAGATGCTGGTTTATCTAAAACTTCAGGTTCAAGTGGTAGCTCAGGCTCAACAGGAGATGCTGGTTTATCTAAAACATCAGGTTCTTCAGGCTCATCAGGTACTTCAGGTTCAGCAGGTTCATCTGCTTCTTCTGGTACTTCAGGTGTAGGTGGTTTATCTGGTCTTTCCAAATCATCTGGTAGTTCAGGTTCATCTGGTACTTCAGGCTCTTCAGGTATTTCAGGTAACGTAGGTTCTTCAGGAACATATGTTTCTATTATTGCTGGTACTGGTCTCTCAGGTGGTGGTGTTTTAAATACTGATAGAACTTTAGCTATAAACTGGGGTGGTACAACAGCAAACGGCATTGTTTATTATGATACAGGTGACCCAGGTGTAGCTACTAATTTTGTTTATGATAATGGTAATGTAGGTATTGGAACAGTTAGTCCTTCTAGAAGATTAACCATAAGTGAGGGTACTGGTGCTAACACAAACTCATATCTATCATTCAATAACTCAGCTGAAAGATGGGTTATAGGTAACGAAGGAGGATGGAGCAGTAATGACTTTATATTCTACGATACAAATTATAGAATGGTCATTAAGGCTGGTGGTAGTGTAGGTATTGGTCTTACCAACCCCGGCGCTACTTTTGTAGTAGGTGCTCAATCTATAGGTACAGCTGGTTCTGGTGTTGCACAAGACAACAGTATAATAGCTAGATTTGGAGCAAGTAATACTGGTGCAAGAGTAACCGGAGCAACTATTGCTAATACAGCCGCAGCCACTGTAGGAAATGATGCAACATTGTCATTCATTTTAGCTGAAAACTATTCTGCTACTGGTCTTATTAGTAGCATCTTGCAGAATACTACCACTGCTGGTACTGATATGGCATTTTCTGTATACAATATTAGTGGCAATTTTGAGAGAATGCGTATTACCGCTGTTGGTAATGTAGGTATTGGTACTACTAACCCTTTCTCAAAACTCCACGTTAACGGAGACATTAGAGCGTCTCTTTCAAACGTAGGTCAAGCCAACGTTGTAGCTTATAACTCAACTACAGGTCTATTCACTTACCTAGCCACTTCATCTATCTCTTCTCTACCAGGTGGTTCAGACGGTCAAGTCCAATACAACAACGGAGGTGTATTTGGAGGTGCTTCTGATCTATTTTACGATGATGCTTCAGGAAACGTAGGTATAGGTACTGCTGCTCCTGTTCGTCAATTAGATGTTTACGAGAATAGTACAGTTCAAGTTGTAGCACAATTTGCAAATAGTTCTTCTGTTTCTTCTCGCATCAAATTTGCTGACTTAAACACAGGAGCAGAAAATGTAAATATTGGTGCTATTGGTACCCGCATGGCAATGTGGACCAATAACACTGAAAGAATGTCTATAGTATCTGGTGGTAATGTAGGTATTGGTACTAATAACCCAATATACCCAGTTGTAATATGGAATAGAGGCCCAACAGGTTTAGAAAATCGTTCTTTAGCTATTGGTAACACTAATACTAATGGAACATTTATGTTCCTTGGAACTTCAGCTACAACAGGTGGTTATGGTGTTATACAACATATTTCTAGTGAAGGTTCAGCTTACGGAAACTTAATTTTACAACCAGAAGGGGCTGTTGTTGGTATTGGTACTGTTAGTCCTACATACGCTTTAGATGTATATAACACAGGAGCTAGTACAGCTAGAGTAAGAATTGTAGGAACTACAAACTTTTCACTATTACAGGCTCAAAACACTAGTGGTGTTTTATATTTAGGAATTGATGATTCAACTGGTAGTGGTTTTTCTTTAGGAGCATACTCTAGAATTATTTGGAGTAGTGCCGCTTATCCTCTCATCTTTGCAGTAAATGATGCTGAAAGAATGCGTATTACCTCTACTGGTAATGTCGGCATTGGCACTACTAACCCAGCATCACTACTTCAAGTAGTTGGAGCTTCAGGACTAAATAATGGTGTGCTAAATATAAGCAACACATATGCCGCTGGTAATGTTTATTTCCCAGCCGCTAAATTCAGAAACACTCGAGGAGATCACAGTTTTGGAATTATATCTGAATTTTCAATTGGAAATGTAGGTTCTACTGATAGAAGTTCAATTTTATTTTATTCTGATGAGGCTGCCCACAGTTGGCAGGTAGGACAAGTAACAAGCCCATGGGGTACCGTAGACTCATTTGGAATTGGTTATAGAGCATCTAATACACCTTCATCATTTACTAACTGGCCTACTAACTATTTTAATATTACCCCAACAGGCAACGTAGGTATAGGTACTGGTACTCCATCTCAAAAACTTCAAGTAGCAGGTGCTATTGCAGCATCTCTCTCAAACGTAAACCAATCTAACTTTGTAGCATACAATTCAGGTACTGGTCTATTCACTTACGCTGCTACTTCCTCTATTTCGGTAGGAACAGCTACTAATGCTGATTTTGTTTATGTTTCTACTACCACAGATAACAGTGAATTTTCTTTAGCATTAGCAATTCCAAACCATGATGAATACGAGAGAATATACGCGGATTCTGTAAATGCTTCATACAATCCAGGTACAGGTACTCTAACAGTTGTACAACTGATTGAAACCTCAGCCCGCAAGTACAAGGAAAATATTGAACCATTAAAAGGTTCTTTAGAAAATGTTGAACAACTTCAAGGTGTTTCCTTCACTAGAATAGGAGAAACAGATAAAAAACTAGGTTTTATTGCCGAAGAAGTAGCAGAAATTTACCCTGAACTTGTAGAGTACGATAGTAATGGAGAAATAAAAGGTTTAGCATATCAGCGTTTAACAGCAGTTTTAGTTGAAGCAGTTAAAGAACTAAGCGATAAGGTTAAGCAACAGGAAATATTTATACAGGACCTAGCAGATAGGCTTAAAAAACTAGAAGATAAAGGATAATGGCACAATTACAAGCATCCACCGTTGCGGGAACATTAACTACTACTGGTAATGTAGGTATTGGTATTACTAATCCAACAGCTAGACTTCAAGCAACTGGCGTTACAACATTTGATGCAGGTATAATAGCTTCTGGAAATACTGTAAATGGAGTAGGGCTTGGATTAAATAATGCTAATGGTAATAGTTGGTACCTAATTTCAACAGGAACCAGTAATGGAGGTGGAGCCAATAATCTTGGGTTCTACAATGCTACCCAAGGAGAATATAGGGTATATTTTAAAGGAGATGGTAATGTAGGTATCAATACTACAAGCCCCTTAACAAAACTCCATATAGGAAACAATGTAAGTGGAGGTGGTTTTAGCACTTTTGGAAGTTACCAAATCATTTTATATAACACAGGTACTGCTACTGATTCTTATGGTATAGGAATTGAAAGTGGTACTATGATGTTTAACGCAGATGATAACTATGCTTTCTATGTAGAAAATTCTAAAAGAATGGTTATAGAGGGCAATAACGTAGGTATTGGTACTGCTAACCCTTCTACTAAACTAGAAGTTGGTAATTTCTTAGATGCTTTTACAAATAAAATTACTGTATCTTCCCGTTATGAATACGAACCTGAGTTTAACTTTAAACTTGGACAAAGCGGAACTAACCTTAATTGGATTGGAGCTGTTATTTCTTCTGGTGATGACGGCAACTACAACGGTAAAATACTATTTAAGACAGCCAATGCAGGTAGAGACACCCCTACTACTAAAATGGTCATTAAAGCCAATGGTAATGTAGGTATTGGCTCTGATAGTCCAGCATTCAAATTAGATGTAAATGGTAATATAAGAACTCAAACTGGGTATATACAAGGTGCAAATAGTTCTGCTGACCTAACTATAGATGGAAACATTGGTAGTTTATTAAGATATGGAAACCAAAAGATTCTATTAAACTCCTCTAATGCTATAGTATACACTGCAGATACTGTTAGACTTTTTATAACTAATGGGGGTAACATAGGTATTGGAACTGAATCACCTTCCTCTATCCTTCAACTACTCCCAGGCCCCTCATATACCACTAACTCATCTTATCAATCTTTCCAAGCAGGAGGATTTGGTGTTTTATTTAGAAACGCTTACGATGCTTATATAACATTTAATACCACTTATTCACCTTCAGGATGGGTAACTAAATATGGTGGTCTTAAATCAGGTATTATACAAATTACAGATGGTGTCTTTTCTATTGATTTAGGAACTGGAACTACAGCAGGTGCTGATCCTGTATTCACTCAAAGATTTGTTGTCACTAACGCAGGTGCTGTAGGTATAGGAACAAATGCTACAGTTAACGGAAGTAAATTAGAGGTTAGAGGTAGTGGAGTATGGGATGGTGGAGTAATCACTCTAAACAATACGGGTACTGGTGGGCGTGCTTGGTCGATATTTTCTACAAATGATTCATTTGGTCAAGGTGGGGGTAGATTATTAATCTACAATACAACTGGAGGATCTGATGCTATGGTTATTGATAGTAGTAACCAAGTAGGTATTGGTACTAATAACCCAGCTGAAAAATTAGATCTTACTAATGGTAAATTAAGATTCACAAACACTACTAGTGGTAGAAGCTCTACCATTGGTATGGATGATAATTATAATTTTTATATTAAAAACACAGCAGCTGGAAACTTATATATTGGAAACGGAACAACTACCTACGTTAATGGAGCTTTTCAAGCTGGTAGTGATACTGTAACAATACAAAGTGGTGGTAATGTAGGTATTGGTACTCTAACTCCTACCTCTAAGTTATCAATTTCTGACGGTGTTGCAATGTATGGTGCAAAGACTGGTGTGATGTTAGACATCAAAAGAAATGTAACAAATGGAAATGATACAACATCTAGAACTGGTATAAGGTTAGGTAATAATTCAAATGCATTCGACATTTATTATGGAGGAACCTCAGACCGTTTAAGATTCCTAGACGGAGGTGATGGAGAAGTTATGTCACTTGTCAATGGTGGTAACGTAGGTATTGGTACTACTAACCCGTCTCAAAAACTCGAAGTTAACGGCTATATACTATCTGATAGATACTACCCTAAGAGCTCAAATTCAACATATATCTATGGAGATGGTGGTGGAGTGTCAATTGGGGGTTCTGGTTATTTTTATTCAAATGGTAGTGGTGGTTCTTACTTTCAGGGTATTGTTAGATTTAGAAATTACATAACAGATGATACTAATGCTTATTTAAGTATTTTAGGAGGAACTTCAAACATTACCTATTTTGCTGGTAACGTAGGTATTGGTCTTACAAATCCAAGTGTAAAACTAGAAGTTAACGGAAATATAAAATTAAGTAGTACAGTAGGCCAAACAGCTACCCCAAGCTACATTTGGTTAGGAAACGATTACAGTAATGGAACTACTAGAGATAAGCTAAAAATATATCTATATAATTCAGGAACAGAACAGTATGGATTTGCAGTAGGTGGTATAGGTGATATCCAGTACCATTCAAACGCTTATCACGATTTTTATATCAATAACTCTTTATCTGTAAGAATTAATCCAAGTGGTAATGTAGGTATTAGTTCATCTTCCCCTGCTCAAAAACTAGATGTAGCTGGTAATATCAAAGCCTTCAACGTAATATTTTGGAATAACGGTGTAGGTGCTTTATCATGGGATACTGGATTAGTTACCATGGAAACTAACTCAGCTACTGCTATAGTTTTAAAAACCAATAGTAGTGAGCGTATGCGTATCCTTTCTGGTGGTAATGTAGGTATTGGTATAACAACCCCAGGCGCTACTTTTGTAGTAGGTGCCCAATCTTCAGGTCAAGCCGGATCAGGTTACGAAAGTGACAACAGTATATTATCTAGATTTGGTGCTAGTAATAGTGGTAGAAGAATGATAGGACTTACTATCGCTAACACGGCAGCTGCTGCTGTAGGCAATGATGCTTCTTTATCATTTGTTGTAGCTGGAAACTATTCTGCTACAGGTATTATAAGTACTGTTCTACAAAATACTAGCACGGCCTACAGTGATATGGTATTCTCCACTTATAATAGTGGAAACCAAGAAAGAATGCGTATTAACGGGGTAGCAGGTAACGTAGGTATTGGTACTAATGATCCTGGTAGAAGATTAGATGTAAGAGAAGGTAATGTTCAAATCGTAGCCAACTTCCAAAACACCAGTACAACCTCATCCCGCATCAAATTCACTGACGCTAACACAGGAGCCGAAAACGTTAACATAGGTGCTATTGGTACTCGTTTAGCTATGTGGACCAATAATACCGAAAGAATGTCTATTGTATCGGGTGGTAACGTAGGTATTGGTGTTACTAATCCTTTATCGAAACTACAAAGTCAAGTAACATCAAATACTAGTGCTTTATTTTTAGTAAATTCTACAGGTGGTGGTGGTTCCTATGTTGATTTAGACTTTAATACTTATGATCCATATCAAGCTGGATATGCTAACCCAGGGGCAACTATTCGTGTAATTGATGATGGTGCTTACTCAGGTGATATTACATTTAGAACTAAAGGAGCATCAATTGGAGCTTCACAAACTGAAAGAGTACGTATTAAAGCTTCTAATGGTAATTTTGGTATTGGGACAAATTCCCCAGCTGCTAAACTCCACGTTAACGGTACTCTAAGAGTTGATAATGGAGGAGATGCCCCCGGAACTAATACACCTTTTGACCCAGGTGCTGTTGAAGCATACTATGGAGGATCACAAACAACTATCCTAGGTAGACCCGATGATTGGTTACTTATTAATGTATCAGGTACGGATTTTGTAATACCTTTATATACAGCCCCATAATGATACCCTTAACCCCAGAACTTAAAAAACAAATAGAACAACGTGGTGAAAAAATCCATTACGTTACTTTAGAGGAATTTCAACAGATAATATCTGAAGGAGTAGTTTTAAGTAATGAAGAAGCACAAAAAAAATTTTTTAAAAAATCTTAACTTTTCCAACCCTTTCGCATATTTATAACAAATTAAAAATTAATAACGAACTATGTCACACAAACTCGTATCAAACAAGGCTGTTGTTTATAACGCACAAACACAAGCTTCTTCTGTTTTAACTATTACCCCACAATCAACTGCTTTTAATGACAACGAAGGTGGTTACAACGGTGGTAATACTCACACAGTAACTATCAACGGTATCGTTTGGGCTAACTACGGATTAATCGGTCAAGTACAAATCGACAGAGTAAATTACAACCTCGATTCTACAGTTTGGGATGCTTTCTATTCATCTTCAGAAGCTAATGGTTTCCAAACTACTAGCTCATACGACAACGTAGTTGAAACAGCCCTTGAGTACATTGCTGATAACATCCAGCCACTTTACGGTCTTTCAGCTGCTTCTTGGAGCGTACAAATGTAATTTGGATTTTTCAAAAAATCTTATTACATTATAAATAACAGTTTTAAAAAATAATTTATGGAAACTAAAAAACTAACCACTGAAGAAATTCAGCGTATTACTGAGCTTCAACAAAAGAACAATGCTTTAGCTACTGAGCTAGGTCAGATTGAATTGATCAAACTTAACCTACAACTCCGTAGAGAAGCAGCAGAAAAGTTCCTAGAAGAACTTCGTTCTGAAGAGCAGGAATTAGGTAAAGAGCTAACTGACAAGTACGGTTCAGGTAGCATCAATCTTGAGACAGGAGAATTCGTTCCTAACCCAACTCAAGAAACCCCAGCAGACACAGTATCGTTCGAATAAATTGAGGGGGGCGAAAGCCCCCTAAAATTTTTTGGTTATAAATGAAGAAGTTATTATATATAGCTCCTCACCTTTCTACAGGTGGGCTCCCTCAATATCTACTTAAAAAAATACAACTACTCATAAACGAGTACGAGATCTACTTGGTTGAATGGTCTAACCATAGTGGAGGTTTTTTTATTGTACAACGAGATCAACTTATTGAACTTTTAGGAGATAGGTTTTTTGAGGTAGGAGAAGATAAAACAAATTTATTTTATATAATCTCTTCAATCCAGCCAGATGTTATCCATTTAGAAGAATTCCCTGAATTCTTTATGGAACCTTCTATAGCTAAACAACTCTATAAGCAAGATAGAAAGTACGCTATAGTAGAAACATCTCACGATAGTTCGTTTGATCCTGAGCAAAAACAATTTTACCCGGACCATTTCGCTTTTATATCTGAATGGCATATAAACCAATATAGAAACGTAAATATACCACAAACTATAGTATATTATCCTATAGAGTATAAAGAACGACCAGACAGAACAGAAGCACTAAAAGCACTAGGACTAGATCCCTCTAAAAAACACATTCTGCATGTTGGGTTATTTACCCCTAGAAAAAACCAATCAGAGTTTTTTGACTATGCTAGAGCACTACCACAATACGAATTTCACTGTGTAGGTAATCAAGCAGGCAACTTCCAGTTTTACTGGCAACCCTTAATGGAAAACAAACCAGCAAATGTAAATGTTTGGGGTGAAAGAAAAGATGTAGATAATTTTTATAAGGCAATGGATTTGTTCCTGTTTACCTCAAGAGGTACAGTTACAGATAAAGAAACAATGCCTTTAGTTATCCGTGAGGCTATCTCTTGGAAACTACCTACTCTAATCTATAACCTCCCAGTATACATGAATTACTGGGATAAATTTGATAATGTACAGTATTTAGATTTTAGTGATTTTAAACAAAACTGTAATCTAATTAAAGGACATTTTGAGGAATTATCTTCTAAAGAAGTTTATATTATCTCTACTTACCCAGTAGATGCTTCAATTACTCAAACTACAAAAGAATGTGTTGAGGCTTTAAAGAAAGAAGGTAAAACAGTAATGTTAACCTCTCATATTCCAATCCCTCAAGATCTAGCAGATTTAGCTGATTACACTGTAGTTGATAAAAACAATATCTTAACTAAACATTCATACTATTGCAATTTCTGGGCTCAATACCCAGAATACAAAGTACACGTTAACTTAAGAGGTAACGATAATGATGTTTATCACGGTCCTTCAGTTTATACAAATTATCGTAACGGGGTTGCTCTAGCAGATAGTTTAGGATATGACATAACCTATTTAATGAACTACGATTATATCTTAAAAGATACAACATACCTTAATAGAATATCTTCTTGGATGTTGTCAAAAGATGTTTTTGTTGGAAAATATAGAGCAGCTGAAGGAGAAACTATTTACACCTACTTTATGGGTGTTCGTCCTAAAACATTTTTAGAGACAATTCCTCAAATAGAAAATGCTATCGAATATAATAAACTTCAAGAAAAATGGGGTAGCGAATCAAATGGTTTAGAGAATTTATGGCACCATGCCTTTAAAAATCTTGACAATATATTTTACGAGGAAAAAGATACATTTGAAAAGGGTATAGAAGAAGCATTTTATCACGCAGACTATTCTAGAGTAGAATACTTTACAATTCTACCTACAAATAAACATAATATAGTTGCCCCTTATATTAGAATCTCAAATAACAGAGAAAATAAAACAATTAAACTATACGCTTCTGATACTCTAATAGATACAATTGAGGTAACAGGTAAATTAGATTACTATAAACTTATACCTTACATCTCAGGACAAAAAATCAAATTTGAAATATACGATGCTGTAACCTCTAAACTTATTGAAACTAAACTACTTCCAGTAGACCATATTCAAGATAATGGTTATTTAGAGTTGTTTGGTGAACCTAAAATTAAATTAATGCATTTGGTAACTGAACCTGATACAAACCCAAAGGAAATCAGATCAGTAGAAAACATTAAAG